TAGTAACCGAATCTAAAAGTGTAGATAACACTATTGAGATTGTAGCAGAGAAGTGGTAAATAATAGTGTGATGCCTTAGGGGTCACATAAACATACGTCGCTCAAGGAGGACACTACGATGGTAACATTCGATTGGGATACCTATACCCCATACATGTTAGGTTTTGATGATGAAATCAATAGAATCAACAGACTTGCATCTTTCGCATCAGGTGGAACAAATTACCCACCATACAACATCATTACTGGATCTGATAATAGAACCATACTGGAAGTTGCTCTTGCTGGATTCGCAAAAGAAGATATTGAAGTCGCAACAGAACAAAACATCTTAACAATTAGATCTTATCCTAAAGAAAAAGAATCTGTAAAATATGCTCATAAAGGAATCGCTTCTAGATCCTTTAGTAAGAGTTGGCAGTTAGGTGAAGACATGGAAGTTAAGGATGTGGACTATGAGAATGGTATGCTCACAGTACAGCTACAGAAGATAGTCCCTGAAGGGAAGCAAAAGAAGATTTGGTTCTCAGGAAACAAAGAACTAGAAGGTTCTAAATAAAACATATCGTCGCCGTGAGGAGTCCCTGGCAAAAACCAGGTTGACTCCTCCATTTTTTTGTGATATAATAAATTCAAACGCTTATAGCTATGGCAGTATCTATCGTTACGTTAAAGACGGGAGATCGAATCATTACTGAGTTAAAAGAAATCTTTGATGAGGAGGGTGAAGACCGTAAAGGTGTCTGCCTACTCATGGAAGATCCTTACATTTTAAATCTCGATGATGGCACTCCTCAATATCTAACTGAATCACATGGTATGGAATACCAAGTTAGATTTAGTAAATGGAATCCTTACACTCCAGACTGGCAATTTAAAATGCCATATGATAGTGTAATGACCATTAGCACTCCTGAACCAGGATTGCAAAACGCATATGAAAATAAAATTAAAGAAAAGAAAGAAACTGAAACTGTTAATCCAGAGGTATTAAATGACTGAACAAACATCTACTAAAGAACCTGTACAAATACCAATGAAAACTAATCACAATATTCGTATTGTGAATTTAGCTACTGGTGATAATATCCTTTGTATTTTTGGTGAACTTCGTTCTGAAGAGGATAATAATAAGGTTGTAGGATATAAGATGGTGTATCCATTTAAACTTTCTCTTGGGGAAGTTGATAAAGAGAATGGTACTATCCCTATTAACTATTCACGTTGGTGTCCTTTTTCTCCAGTAGAAGAGCATCGTCTTGGTGGAGAACATATTATTAGTGTTGTATTTCCTGATAATAATATTCTTGACAATTTTGTCAATAGATTAAAAGGTGTTGGAATACAAGAAGACCAAATTTTCTGGGAGGATCCTCAAAATGGAGATAACAGCGAATCTACTGAAGCTGCATGATGAATGGATTGTTGCTCAGGTAGAAGCAGTTGAGGGTGACACTTTACCAGGTGACCCTGATATATGGTTAGTTCAACCACATGTGGTAGACTGTGAAGGTCAATTAACCCCATGGGCAACACACTCATCGGAGACTGAATTTAATGTTAGGTCTTCTGACATTACTATTGTGACTAATCCAAGCAAGGCAATCCTTGCTCGCTATATTGAATGTATTGAATGAAATTTTACACTAGTGTAGAGCAAGCAGGTAATCGTCTGCTTGTCCGTGGTTATGAAAATGGTAACAGGTATAGCGTGAGGGTTCCTTTCAACCCCACGCTATATTTGCCTACACAGAACTATTCAGAATGGCGTACACTAGAAGGAGAATGTGTAGAACCACATAAGTTTGGTTCTATATCAGAAGCTAGAGAGTTTGTAAAACAATACAAAGAAGTTCCTGATTTTGAAATCTATGGTAACTCTCGTTTCTTATATCAATACATTGCTGAGAAACATCCTGAGTTTATAAAATTTGATAGCAGTAAAATTCGTGTCTTTACTATTGACATTGAGACTGCTGCTGAGAATGGATTCCCTGATATAGAATCAGCAGACCAAGAGATATTAGCGATCAGTATTAAGGATTCCTTTACTGGTCGCATTACTGTCTGGGGTGCTAGACCTTTTGACAATAAAGATCCTGAAGTTGATTACATGCACTTCAGATCAGAAGAAGGAATGCTTAATGCCTTTCTAGGTTATTGGCAGGACAATTATCCTGATGTAGTTACAGGATGGAATGTACAGTTATTCGATATGCCGTACATTGCTAATCGTGTAGAAAGAATATTGGGAGAGAAGGCAGTTAAACTTCTTTCTCCATGGAGATTAGTATCTAGACGAGAGATCTTTATTAAAGGTCGTAAGCAATGGGCGGTGGATACACTTGGTATATCCACATTAGATTATCTTGATTTGTATAGAAAATTTACATATCAAAATCAAGAGAGTTATAGATTAGATCATATTTGTTTTGTTGAACTTGGTGAAAGGAAGTTAGACCACTCTGAGTTTGATACATTCAAAGAGTTCTATGAGAAGGACTGGCAGAAGTTTATTGAGTACAACATCCATGACGTTAGGTTGGTGGATCAACTTGATGACAAGATGAAACTGCTAGACCTAGCATTCACTATGGCATATGATGCTAAGGTGAATTATGAAGATGTGTTTAGTCAGGTTCGTATGTGGGATAACTACATATATCACGAACTTACTAAACGTAAGATAGCAATTCCTCCTAAGAAGGAAGCAACGAAAGACTCACAGTATGCAGGAGCTTATGTCAAGGAACCGAAACCAGGACGCTATGATTGGGTTGTTAATTTTGACCTCAATAGCCTCTATCCTCATCTTATTATGCAATATAATATCTCCCCAGAGACCCTCAGGGAGGCTAGACATCCCAGTGCAAGCGTTGAAAGGATTCTAAATCAAGAGATTGATATCGATCCTGAGTTCGCAACATGTGCTAACGGTGCTCAGTATCGTAAGGATGTGTATGGGTTCTTACCAGAAATTATGCAGAAGATTTATGATGAGCGAACGATTTATAAAAAGAAAATGCTCCAAGCGAAGCGGGATTATGAAGTTTCGCCAAGTGCCGAATTACAAAGAGATATTAGTAAATTCAATAACATCCAAATGGCTAGAAAAATACAGCTCAATTCGGCTTATGGTGCCATTGGAAACCAGTACTTTAGATACTACAACTTATCTAATGCTGAGGCGATTACTCTTAGTGGGCAGGTTAGCATCCGTTGGATTGAAAACAAAATGAATAAGTATCTAAACAAGATACTTAAAACAGAGGAGGAAGATTATGTTATTGCTAGTGATACTGATAGTATCTACCTCAACCTTGGTCCTTTGGTCGAAACTGTATACAAGGGCAGAGAGAAAACTGATAAGAGCATTGTCTCGTTCCTTAATAAGATCTGTGAGATGGAACTTGAGAAGTATATTACGAGTTCTTATGAAGAATTGGCCAAGTACGTAGGTGCTTATGAACAGAAGATGTTCATGAAGCGAGAGAACATTGCTAATAAAGGTATATGGACTGCTAAGAAACGTTACATTCTTAATGTGTGGGATAGTGAAGGTGTTCGATATGAGAAACCTAAACTTAAGATCATGGGTTTGGAAGCAGTTAAGTCCTCTACTCCTGCTGCTTGTAGAACAGCAATTAGAGACGCATTGACAGTTATTATGAATAAAGATGAGGACGCAGCACAGAAATTCATTGCTGATTTTAGGGAAGAGTTTACATCATTACCTATTGAAGATATCTCATTTCCAAGAGGTTGTAATAATCTAAATAAATGGGCACATCCTGCTACCCTTTACGCAAAGGGAACACCTATTCATGTTAGAGGAGCATTACTCTACAATTTTCATAATAAGAAAAACAAATTGAAACATAAGTATCCCTTAATACAGGATGGCGAAAAGATTAAATTTGTATACTTAAAGACACCTAACAAGATCGGAGAAAATGTTATCAGTTTCTTGGGAACTTTTCCTCGTGAGTTTGGGCTTGACAAACAGGTGGATTATGACTTACAATTCAGCAAGAGTTTTCTTGAACCAATCAAAGTCATTATGGATACGATAGGATGGAAGCCAGAAAAAGTTGCTAACCTTGAATTTTTATTCGGATGACCACATACATTGTTGAATACCAGAAAGCCTTTAGTGCTGGAGAAAATCCTAGCGAGAAGGAGTTCTTCGACAAAACAGAAGCAGAATGGTTTGAACGTGCCATGAAACGTTCTAATTACATTACAAAATTATTTAAAAAAAGTCCATGAGTTTTCTAACAGATGTAGCAAAGGAGATTGGTAATGAGTATGCAGGACTTGTTAGTGATGGTGTCTCAGCAGGAGACAGTGCTGATTTCATTGATACTGGTAGTCACATTTTCAATGCTTTGGTTAGCGGTTCAATCTACGGTGGAGTTCCCTCAAACAAAATCACTGCTATCGCTGGTGAGTCTTCTACTGGCAAGACTTTCTTTTGCCTTGGGATTGTTCAGCATTTTCTTGACAGCAATCCCGATGCTGGAGTAATTTATTTTGAATCTGAGTCTGCTATATCTAAGCAGATGATTGAAGATCGTGGTATTGCATCTGATCGTATGTTGATAGTTCCTGTTGCAACTATCGAACAGTTCCGAACTCAAGCATGTAGAATCTTAGACAATTATGTAGAACAACCAGAAGATAAGCGTCAACCCTTAATGTTTGTTTTAGATTCTCTAGGTATGCTTTCTACAGAGAAGGAGATTGCAGACGTTGCAGCAGATAAACAGGTACGTGACATGACTAAGAGTCAACTTATTAAAGGTGCGTTCCGTGTTCTTACTCTTAAGTTAGGTAAAGCAAATGTTCCAATGCTCGTTACTAATCA